AAGGTCATGACGCCCCGTGGTTCGGGTTTTTATCAGCCCGAGATAATCAACCACCACCAGTGCCGTTTCCGGATGTTTAATCAAATGGTGTTTCGTTGTTACGCATATCTCGTCAATGGTCAGGTTCGCCTGGTCCACCATCCAGATATTGCGCCCGGTCATCCGCCCCACCCCTTGTGAGAAACGCGCCCAGTCTTCGTCTTCAAAGTGAGCGACAGATTTCAGACGTGATACCGGCATTCCTCCAGCCGCAGATACCATGCGCTCACCAATCTGGATGTTCGCCATTTCCATTGTGAACAGAAGAACACCATGCCCCTGCTCAGTCACCTTGTCGATGATATCCAGCGCCAGTTCTGTTTTCCCCATCGAAGGGCGCGCCGCGATGAATATCAGGTCTCCTGGCTCCATGCCGCCTGTTTTTGCATCCAGTTCATCAATACCGGTCATCAACGTCCTGGATTTCTCCAGCCCCTGATTCCGGCATTCAACACGGTCAACCACCTCCGGAAGCACATCATCAATATGTACCGGCTGAATAATGCCCTTTTCCGTCGACAATGAGGCCATCATGTTTTGCGCATCCTTCAGGGCATCTTCAGCTGCTTCACAGGTATGCGCATCGCGTAATTTCTGCAATGCTTCGGCCAGTGTTTTTTCTGCATCACGCAGTGCGGCATTGCGTCGCAGTGCTGCAACATAGTGTTCCAGAGATGACTTCACCCAGGTTTTACGCCCGGTATCAGTAATCACCGGGGCAAGTTCCGGCATCTCATTGCACAACAGCACAGGATCAATCACGCCGGACACACGGGCCTGTCTGCAGATGCCTGTGTAGATATCCCGGTACGGTCGTACAGAAAAAACGTCCGCCGGTAGTGTGACCAGAATATCCATCACTTCCGGATCTGCCCCACGCAAAAAGAATGCGCCAATAACAGCACCTTCCAGATCATCGTTACGCCAGACCGGGCTTTTCTGGCTGATCATGCTGCCACACCTCCGGCATGTGCACGGTAGCTGGGCCAGTTAAAGGACAACAGGTTACGGCCACCATCCGTAACCCTGTCAGCAATACGTGGACTGATGTATGCCCACAACGCCTTCGGTGAAAGATTGCTGATCAGGATGGTTGGCAGAATGCTTTCGTACCGGGCATTGATAATTTCCTGAAGAATGGCCATTTCCGCCGCGCTACCAAACTGGACACCCACTTCGTCGATAATCAGCAGATCCAGTGATGCATAATGCTCAATCACCTCATCCGCAGTTTTTTCGCTGTCATTCCGCCAGCAGTTTTTCACAGCCCGGGTCAGGCGCATCACGTCGGTGATCTCAACACTGGCGAGATAGTTGCGGATGACATATTTTGCCATCGCAACCGCCAGGTGATTTTTCCCGGTGCCACAACTGCCAGTCAGCACGAGATTTGTGCCGTTCTCCAGAACATCCGCCCAGTTTTCGGCATAGCGACGACAGGCAGCAAGATTTCTGGCTGCGTCAGGATTAATCTCCTGATAGTTTTCAAACTCACAGTCACGAAAACGCAGTGCAATTCCGGCGTTATCAGTCAGTTCTTCCGCCTTCAGGGACGACAACTCCATAATCACATCGTTGATTTCAGCACTCAGGCAGTGAGGGCAGTGTGAAATTTTCTCTCTGTCCTCGCCATTACGATCCCCCCACACCAGAATATGCGTGTGATATTCGCCATGTTTTTCGCAATATCCGCGACCTTCACGCATCCGGCAGGAACGATAAGGCCACGGTTTTTCCCCAGTCTCCGCAAACGCCATCTCAGACCGTAACTCATCCATCCGCGCCTGTAGTCTTGTTTGTTGTTCACGCAGGTTAAACGTCATCATCGCTGTCACCTCAGAATGTTAAGTTGTCACTGGATTTACCGAATTCGTCAGACATGGCACCAAGACCAGACAGGATATCTATCTGTCGCTGTCGCCCACCTCCGGGAGCGGCTGGCTGTTGCCAGAAATCTTCGAAGTGACGATCGGGTCCAAAGAACGTCGCAGCCTGCTTCACGAACTGTGTGCCGGTATTTCCTGTGACACGTACCCAGGCGGCATAACGCCTCACGCCATCAAGCATGGTTTCGGGTGTCACACCTTCCCTGATTCGGGCTTTCCAGGCTTTGAAGGCTGCCGACTTGGAATTACCACCAGCACGTTTGGGATATTCCTGCCAGGCCTGTTCAAATTCTGGTGAATATTCCTGTCGGGCAGAACGCGCTGGTGCAGACGCGTCAGCGGATGCGCCAATAGTGTTTTTAGTCTCCGTTGTAATCTCTGTAGTAATCTCTGTATTTGTATCAACATTCGGCGTATCCCCTGTTCCGTTATGACGTTGGGGGGTGTTCCGTTTTAACGTAATAGCTGTGTCGCTGACTGTGTTATTGCTGTTGCTTTCTGACGAAACAGAAGAAGGTGTGGTGATGGCAGCAATTGCCTGTGGGTTGATCCCGACAAACAAAATATTGCTGCATTTCACCCCGTCTAGCATTTCCACCGTGCGTAAATCCAGAGTAATAAACCCGGCATCGCGAAGACGCTTCAGCGCATCTGCGGTTTCCCTTTTCCCAAAACCAAACTGCTCAGCAAACGCCTGATAGCTTCTTTGCAGCTTGTCACCCTGAAAACGCTTGCGATATCCCAGTAAAGCCCCGGTATGCTCATCCCGGACTTCTGTCGGGCGGTACCAATAAACGATCTCTGAGAGCAGGGCGATAGCGGTCGCATCCGGACGACCACTGGGTAGCCGAATATGTTTCCACCAGTTCGCTGGTGTGACATTGCCGGAAATATTAATTTGACCAATAGCTATAACTTCCGGTGTGGGGGCGTAACGACTCATACAGCCTCCTTACGCGGCATAACAATGGTGTAACCCCGGGCAGGCTGGAACCGGGCTTTTGCATCAATAGTGAGCGTTGCAATTTTTCGGATACGCAGATACCCCGCCCTTTCCAGGGCCAGGGTTTCTCTGAACATTGCCTGTTTTGAACAGCAACAAAAATCGGCAAGGACCTGGTGATCAATAACCCTCTCACCTTCACCGTCTGAAGAACCCGACATCAAAACACGCAACATAATCAGGCGCTGAATCGGATTATCGAAAACACTTCCGCATACAAACTGAAAACAGTTCACACGGCACCTCCCAGGCGTTTAAACATTTTTCCGGACTGAAACACCGCCAGTGGGTAGCTAATGGTGTAGTTACGCCCCAGTAATTCACACACAACTTTCTGGTTTTCGGTGCTGACCAGACAAACCCGCAGAACGTGACCGTTGCTGGTGGCGAACCACTGCCCCACACGGGGGCAACGGTTGTATCGGTGATACAGGGAATTAACGATGCGGCGAATCATGGGTACACCTCCCGCACATCAGCCATGAGCATTTTGCTGGCTGTTTCCAGCGCCTGGTCGGCGCTAATTTGCATGACAGCCAGTGAATGAGGAACAAAAGCACCGGCATATTCTGTTTCACTGGTGGCGTGTTTATGCGCCATATCTGCAATCACAGAAATCTCAATCAACGCATCCATCAGTGTCCTGATAACTGCAACGGTTGTATCCGGACGAGTGTTATTGCGCATGGCGCACCTCCCATTGATTACGACAGAAAGTGGAGTGATTCAGGTGGGTTTCAGCTTCACGGAATGCTTCAATGCAGCTCTCGTAGTACCGCATTGTGCGCAGACTTAACCCAAGCTGAAGCATCATCAGACCATCAAGGGTGATGTAATAACCTCGCAAAGAGTCACCATAGATGTGATAAGTACCCGGTATGAAATTGCGGGTGAAAAATTCGCGCGAGCAGTTCAGGTACTCGATTTTGTCGACGATGTTCTGGTGCATGCGCTTGAAATGACAGGCAACATGCAGAGAGAAAATAACGGCCTTGCCGTTGACGACTTCGATTTTGAGGAATGGGTGAGTAGTGGTGGTAGTCATGGTGACAGCCCCGGTAGTCAGTTTTTTAGAAAACTCACCACCAAGGCTTCTCACGGCAATAGGTGGTGAGACGTACAGGGGTGAGAAACCGGAGACTACCGAACCCGGCCCAACCGAAGTTGGCCCTGCACGCCCCACCATAATTTGGGCGTAACGATACTCATGACACGAAAAAACCGCATGAGCGCGGTTATGCTCAGTAATCAATTTCGGGTTCTCACGCCCGGCACCCGCTTTATAAGGTGCAGAGACAGTGTAACGTCCCGAAATTGCAGAATCAATACATTGTGTGGATATAACAATTTTGTTATCTTTATGGACATGAACTACACTATCGAATACTACAGTGAAGAGGTCAGGCTGGAGGTCGACCAGCTTCCATTGAGTATGCGTGCCCGATACCAGCATCTTGTTGAACGCATGAAGGTATATGGCAGCAATCTCGGAGAACCTCATACCAGTGCTTTCGGTAACGGGCTTTTCGAGCTTCGGATTAAAGGTAGTGATGGCATCGCACGCGTCTTTTACTGCACCCTGGCAGGAAAACGCATCATCATGCTGCATAGTTTCATCAAGAAGACCCAGAAAACCCCACCAGCCGAACGCCAAAAAGCTGAAACCAGAATGAAGGAGGTAAAGCATGACTGGTAAACGTAATCCGCCAACCATTACACATGATGAAATGGCTGATAAATGGATGAAGGATCCAGCTTTTAAAGCAGAATACGACGCCATCGCCGACGAATTTGCGCTGCTTGATGAAATGCTGGCAGCACGTAAAGAAGCTGGTTTAACCCAGGCTGAGATCGCTGAGCGTATGGGAACCAAAGCAACTGTCATCAGCAGAATGGAAAGTAATCTGGCGTCAGGTGTCAGTGGACCATCATTTTCCACACTGAAAAAATTTGCCCGCGCAACAGGAAAAAAACTCCAGATCCGCTTCGTGTAAGTTTCCACCATTACGCCGTCACTCTGGCGGCGCTTCACACTCCACAAAATCACGACGAAACAACCACAACGGACTGAAGCATTCATGCGAATAACCATCACGCAGGTAAATGACCCGCTGTGTTTCAGACTCCCAGCGTATAACGTGGACGCGACGCCCTCTGCCATCGCGGAACCAGCGATTGAGTACTTGCATGTGTTACCTGTGAGCATAATTACACCTGCCAGCCCAGCGCCTGAAACAGGCCCATTTTCGGGTGATACCAGCGAGTACCTCGTGGTTCTGCTTCCTCCATAACCCGATAAAAAGCAGCCATAAACGGTTCCACAGCAACAATTGCGCGACGTGACAACAATCCGTCCGGCGTCATGAACTCGTGGGTGTCTGTAGGAATTTGATAAGCGTTCACCAGATTGCGGCATTTCGCATCTGACATACCTGTTTTCGCCACCAGCTGACGGTATCCTGCATAACCATCGCGTATGGTGCCTCTTTTGATTTGTTCGACAGTTTCGGCAACGTGGCTGACTTTTTCTTCCACCTGAGTGATCCGTTTCTGCTGGCGAACGGCTTCAAGAGCCATCGCAGCAACCATTTCGATTTCGCTCATTGGCTTACGGATCTGTTCTTCCAGTTCACGCCAGCGATCTACCAGGCGAGCAGTGAATTCAGGACAGAGCTGTGCGACGACAATGATGCTGTCGCGTTTGCCTTGTTCGCCTTCGAAAATATATGCGTTTGTGAATTTGTTTTGGCTAAATGATTGTTCGTTCTCAACTTTTTGCATTGCAGGAAGTTGAATCACCCCGCGTTTTGCCAGACGCTCTATTGATATTCTGACATTGCCGTGTTGACTTCCAACCAGCTCTGCGATTTCAACGCTGGTCATGGATACTTTGTCGTTAAAAATTGCGGTGTTCACTGTTTATCTCCTTCGCACACTCCATCTTCTGTGTGCGCTAAGCTTGGGTGTGGGAAAAGTTTTGGCTTATCTGGCCTAAGCTCATGAGCGGGAATCCCTGTTACGGCAGAAACGTCTGGAACATGCTCCACCCCTACAAGTCCAATCTTTCTCCATCGGGAAACAGATGGCTGTTTGACCCCAACGGCGCGAGCTAATGCATTTACGCCCCCTGCAATATCTATTGCTTTCTCAATCGCTGATTTCATAAAACACACCTAACAATTGCTTTTTCTATCAAAAAATAATAGCAACACCTATTCCACCATGCAATAGACACACTTATAGAACGCATCTACAATGTAATAGCGGAGGCTATATTTATGTCGAAATCACAAATGAGCATGTTGAGAACCCTTGCAGATAGGCTCAACTTTGCAATGTACGAAATGGGAATGAGCCAAGCTCAGTTGGCTAAGGCAGCAAACATGGCTCAACCGACCATTTGGCGAATAGCATCGGGGAATGCAAGAGGAACAACGAAAATTGTCGATCTCGCTAATGCTCTCGGTGTTACACCGGAATGGTTAAGTTCTGGTGTAGGTTCTATGAGGGCAGAGAACAAGAAACCATCTATTCCACCAAAATCCGAATGGGGGAAGATAGAGTCGTGGGATGAGCACACGCCTCTAAGTGATGATGAGGTTGAAGTCCCTTTTCTTAAAGATATTGAGTTTGCGTGTGGTACTGGGAAAGTGATTAGCGAAGATCATAATGGATTAAAACTTAGGTTTTCAAAAGCTACCCTTCGTCGGATCGGCGCAAACTCTGACGGAAGTGGAGTGCTATGTTTTCCGGCGACTGGTAACAGTATGGAGCCTATAATCCCTGATGGAACGACCGTAGCTATTGACACCAACAACAAAAGAATTGTCGATGGTAAGTTGTATGCTATTGGACAAGATGATGGTTGTGGCGGACAACTAAAGCGCATTAAACAACTACACAGAAGACCAGGTGGAAAATTGATTATCCGCAGTTACAACAGTGACGAATACCCAGATGAAGAAACCAGTATTGATAAGGTTGATATTATCGGGCGTTTATTCTGGTACTCAGTTTTGCTTTGAATCAAAAAGGAAATATTTTTTATTAAATATCAATAAGGTAACAAAAATCACCCAAAAAAAATAGAACTTGCTATTGCCATAATTTATAGCAGGTTCTATTATGCTCTCATTCCAAATAGATGGAGTTAATGAGATGAGGGCAAAACCGACTCTGACTTTTAATGGCTTTTCCATGCACCCACTGGATGCGCTAAAAAATACCGCCGTTCTTTTTGAAGCTGGATATTTATTAGCTACATCAAATAACCATGAATACTGTGAAATTGGCGATACCATAGTTGCTTTGGCCACTGATTACGCCTTCGAAGTAAAAAACGCAATTTTTTATTCAAGACAAGATATTGCTCCTGAAAAACAGCCTGAATACATGGTTAACCTTAGCACCCAACGTGAAGCCTGCGGTTTGACGACCACCGAACTGGCCAGACTGCTCGATCTTGACGAAGAGATTATCCTGCAATGGGAGAGTGGAGAATACGAACCAACCATCAGCATGCTAATCCCCCTGGCAAATGTCCTGGGATGCGATCCTCTTTCTCTGCTGAGTGAAAAAAATAGCGCTGCTGCTGTTACCGTAAATCAGCCAGACATCCAGGAGGAAAGCATTGGCACACGTATAGAAGCCGCACGTAAAAAAGTTGGACTGACAGAAGCAGACCTGGCACGCATGATTCACACCTACAACGACCCCATAAACGACTGGGAGTGCGGTATCTGCGAAGTCCCCGCAAGCCAGATCATTCCACTGGCTAATGCGCTTGGTTGCGATCCGATGTGGCTGTTAACTGGTGGGCCTATTGCCCGGGCTTCATCAGATACCATGGGGCAATAACATCGCCGCGCTTCTCTATAAGCTGAGAGCGAATTTCACGAAGTTCTTCAACTGAGGAGCCGAAAGCCAGAGTGACATAATCGCCACTTCTGCCATCAAGATACATACGGACATTTCTCTCAACCATTGCGGAAACAGTCTCAATATGAAAACACTTCTGAGACTCACTATATAACAGAACATACATGTCAGCAGAGGAAGCCATGAATAAGTTTGAAAACATAACCGTTCTCCAAATTGATAACTCTGATTATATTAACGGACATCTCCTCCCGCCTGTTGCCCGGGAAGCTGATACTGCCGATATAGTGATTCGAGACCGCGTGATTGTCAAAAACCGGCTCACCGGCACTTCGGAGCCAATGACGGAAGCTAACTTACAACGAAATAATTATGAGGGTCTCTGTCTGGCACCGGATTCCTTTGCAAACAATATCCATGATTTATTATGCGCAGTTGTCGTATTACAAATGTCAGACAATGACGCAATAAAAAGAACAGGTGATGAAGTTCTTGAATTTGCACGTTGCTATGCTGAAGCAGCAGCTGAAAAAGAACTATCCAGTTAAATAAAACAAGTCATCTTCGAATAATATATTACGGTTTTATCGCCGGGGATTGTTGCAACCTTTATTCGCAGGAGATTATGTTATGACCTTCCTGAAACATAAGGCATCGTATAAAACTGCCTGCCTCATTGCACAACATGGAGATTCTTATCTTCATATAGCCAACCTGTATTTGCGCAAGGCTTATGGGAGATAAAATAATGGAGACATCAGCACGAAATAAAATGCAGAATGAGCCTGAGCAGGGGGGGGTAATACACGAAAAAGTAAGAGTGTTGCTAACCATTGAAAATGGGAAAGTAATTTACTCAAAACATCTGTTGGATAATGAATTCGTTGGCTGCATGGATACATTTCTGTGGATGGCAAAAAGAGCTGGCTACACGATTATTCCACCAGCAAAGGAGCAAACATTATGAATCATTCAGAGTTCCGACCAGAAGTTACGCCACATGGCATAAAAATTGGCAATACAACCATTAAATTTGTTGATGCCGTACAGCGACTTAATGATGGTGAATACGACAATCCATACTGGCACGGCTTAAGAATCATGCAATGTATTGCTGAAGCCGATGATGCCGGATTCCTGGGAAGATTTTCAGTCGATATGAAGGTTGCTCAATGGCGCTGGCTGTATGTGGCAACGTTTATCAGTGAAGAGGAAAACAAGAACGGCACCATTGATATCCCTAACGATAACGGAACCACAGATCACGCAGTTATTTATAAGGGAAAGCATGGTTGTATAAGTATATACCCGGGGCCACTTCGCATTGCCCTGCAAAACCATGTTGAATGGGGATTTATTGAAAAATATGGCGAAGCTGAAGGCATGGGGAGAGTTCTGTTTCTCTATCAAAAAATGCTCATCGCAGATCCTGATAATGGTTTCATTCTCTCTGCTATGGGGCGCGAAGGGCTTGAACTCCTTCTGGATGAAATGATTAACGACCTGAATACTCATGGTATGCCAGAAGCGCCAGTGACACATTAAATATTAAGAAGACTATAATTCTTCCATTTTTTACTAACCGTTTATATGAAAAGCAACCGTGAATTAAACAGAGTAAAACTGATTTTAATCCTTGCCACAGTGCTTACACTAACAGAAATCATTATTCTCTTTATTGCGCTGTCAGTCGGTTAAAAATATCGGGATACCACAGACCAATGAGACTGTATTTCACAATAGTAATTTTACTGGCAATTATCGCATGCATTTACGGATTATTCGTTCCGTTCCTTATATCCATGAAGGATACGATAGCAGTTATGTCTGGCTTTGCACTGGCGTTTCTGACCCCGCCCTGCATTTATGCCATTTACAAGGGTCTTTCTTTCACTAAGGATAAAAGATGAAAAAAATTATTTTTGCTTTAGCCATTGTTCTGCCGACTATTGGCCTTGTCGGTTGCGATCGCGTTGAACCAGGTAATGTTGGCATCAAGGTAAATAAACTGGGCGACGACAAAGGCGTCGGTGAGGTGGTCGGTGTTGGTCGCTACTGGACTGGCTGGAATACTGAAGTTTATATCTTCCCCACCTTCAAACAAATGAAGACCTACGATGAACCGTTCAGTTTCCAGATGAGTGACGGTACAACCATCGGCTATCACATCGGTGTGGCCTACAAAGTTGATCCATCCAAAGTTACCACGGTGTTTCAGACCTACCGCAAAGGCGTGGATGACATTACCGACACTGACCTGCGCCAGAAAATTGCCGACGCACTCAATCGGCTGGCCAGCAAAATGACCACTGACAAATTTATCGACGGCGGCAAGTCTGAACTACTGGATGCCGCACTTAAAGACATTCAGGAAGAGATGACACCCATCGGCATTCAGGTAATGAGCCTCTCTTATGTAGGTAAACCGGAATACCCTCCAACCGTTATCGACAGCATTAACGCCAAAGTCACGGCAAACCAGAAAACCCTGCAGCGCGAACAGGAAGTCAAGCAACGTGAAGCGGAGGCCAACATGCTACGTGCGGAAGCTGCCGGACAGGCTGATGCCATTCGAACAAAAGCCCAGGCAGAAGCCGATGCCATTCGTTTACGCGGCGAAGCTCTGCGCCAGAACCCAGGCGTCATGGAGCTGGAAGCCATCAACAAGTGGAACGGTACACTGCCGCAATACATGACCAGTGGTGCCAATACACCATTTATCCAGATTAAATAACTTATATGCCCGGCAGGCCGCCGGGCTAAGGGAAATGCAGATGAACACCCAGAATACTCAACCGCAAATAATGAACTATGACCCGAATCTGACGTCGTGCGGACGCATGGCAAAACAAACCGTTCGATTAACTTTCGGACTATGGGAATACCGCGAAACATTCGAAGTTACTGTCGGCGGCAATCTGACCGGACTGGATGTTATCAGTTGCGCTATTGAAAGCCTGTACGCAACGCTACCTTATGAAGAAGTCAGGGATAAGCGTACTGGGGAAACGGATATCATGGCCACCATTAATATTGGCGAACTGATATGCCAGGATGAAGACCTGTCCGGAGAGCTCTGGCTTGCCGGGATGCTTGTCTCAGCAGAAATTATCAGTATTGAACCCGCTACAAACATACGACTCTGAAGTTCTCACTATTCAGAGAGCAGGAGAAAAAATGTTCGCTCTGATTAATCAAGGACAACTGTATACCGACAGTGCCGGTTACCCGGTAAAAATTGTTCGCTGCATAAACAACACCGTGTTGTACAGAAGAATGGACGGGCAAACACAATCGGTAAAAATGAACGATTTTAATGAATCGTTTGAACGGATCGATCACCAGGAATACCGACAAATTCTGGCAGAAACAGAACAGGAAGCTCATCTGAAAAAATTACGTGCCATGAAAAGGAAGTAAAGAATGAATAAAGCGTTTGAGCTATGGGTACGCCAGCGTTACGGCAATCGCTATGACCTGACGCGAGATGTTGACGGTTTCTACTGTCGCGAAATTGTGAGACGAATGTTTGAAGTGTGGTGCCACTGCCGTGGGCTGAATGTTGTGTGAGGTGATGTATGGGACTGGATTGCGTGCCTATATCAACCTACTGCCGCGACGCGGGAGAAACGGTTGATGCCGTTAACAAACGGATACAAAGAGGAATCTGGAAAGAAGGGATTCATGTATTAAAAGTCGACGGAGTTAAAGAACGTTGGGTCGACTTAATGGAGATTTCAAAATGGGCAAGAAAGAACAAGGATCATTATCTCTCCCTAGAGGAGTAACTATTCGCCAGCATAAAACTGGCAGCACCCTGGTTATCACTTTTACATATAAAGGGGTTCTGTGTCGGGAACCCCTCTCCAGAATGGAAGTAAATGCGCGCGGCGTGAAGTACGCCGAGCGTCTGCTGGGAGAAATAAAAAATCAGATTATCGATGGTACCTTCGAATATGCAAAATACTTCCCCAACTCCCAAAAGCTGGAGTTGTTCGGGGGAGTGAAAAAAAACAAAAATATAAAATCTTACCTGGATGAATACCTGATTATCTGCCAGAACCGTAACCTGTCACCATCGACAATTAGAGGTTATGAAAAATGCCTGTCGGCGCTGTCAGCATTGCATAAATTTCATGTATCAGAACTGACACCTGCAGTACTAAAAAACTGGATCGCCAGCAGAAAAACAAAACTGAAAACTATCCGCAATAATCTTTCATTCCTGCGCAGCGCCATAGATGAAGCGGTGACCGATGGTTTGTTAACAATAAATCCTGTCACGCTGGTCAGCGCCAGCCGGTATCACGTATTGGACAACACACCAGGCAGTGATGATTACGAGGTCGATCCTTTTACACCAGCGGAGACGGCAGCAATCTATGACGCCTGTCATTACCCGGAATGGCGAAATCTGTTTCGCTTTGCCTTTAATACCGGACTGCGCAGCTCAGAATTGTGCGCGTTACGCTGGACAGATATAGACTTCATCGGCAACACTGCACATGTCCAGACTGCAAGCGTAGTCGGGGTAATCAAAAGCACCAAAACAAAAGCCGGCACTCGCAAAGTACAACTGAACAACGAAGCACTGGCAGCTCTTCAGGCACAAAAGCCCTACACGGCGCTAAAAAGCGACTTCATATTCAGCGATCCGAAAACTCGCGCTCCTTGGGCAAACGCAGATGCGATCCGCAAAAAAGCCTGGGTACCGACCCTTAAAAAGGCTGGAGTACGCTATCGCAATCCGTACCAGACACGCCACACGTTCGCCACTCGGCACATTAGCCAGGGTGTTAACCTGTTCTGGCTTGCTGGTCAGATGGGGCATAAAGGACCGGAAATGCTGTTCAGACATTACGGCTCTTACCTTGCAGAATACGATGGAAAAACGGCGATTTCTGCAACCCCGTAACGGCAAAATTTTTCAAAATGTTGTACAGAATCAGGACGTTACCGGGACAACAATATGTACGTAAAATGCACATAATGCCTTGCGTGAAAAAATAAATCGTTCGTATTCAATAAACTATGTGAATCCCGATCACGGGTTCAACTCCCGCCAGCTCCACCAATCATGATTGGACGGTGCAAGGACAACACCAACAAAAACAGGAAGTTAGAAGTCTCAGCAAGACACCGACCAGACGGTGAGGAGACATAAAAGGATACGCAAAGGAGCCGCGGCTCTTGGTGATATGAAAGCCCACAGATGTGGGCTTTTTCGTTGATGGTCAGAACGACCAGTTCGCACCAGCCACCGCGTTCCACGGGGATTCCACACCGGCACCATGGCTATACCCCACCCCGAGATGTCCGCTTAACGTACTGC